GATCCAAGCTAGTGTTCAAATTTTGGAATACTTGATCCCAAACAGGACAGGCCATGTCTTGTGGGCCACCTTCGGACAAAACGTTGAATCCTCCAGGAGACATCCAATATGCCGCTCTCCCAAGAATGCCAACAGCCTTTTGCGCAATCAATCCAACACCGTCCGCGAGCTTGTTGAACCCGAACACATTTGGGTAACCAATGTATTGCATAGACCAAAGAGCAAGGTCGGTCCAAATTAAAGCCTGTTGGGAAGCCTGAATCCCGCCAACGATCGCACTTCCTTCCGCAAGGCGGAAAGAGCCAGCTTGGTTATTCGCCGAGGCTTGCCAAACGGTTGCGTCTCCGGCCTCCGACCACCGGATCAACAATGGATCCTGAATGCCTGTCACTGTTGAACCGTACGCCACAACCTGTCGGGATGGCATTGCGATGAAATGACCTGTGTTTGCTGTTGGAGCAGTTTCCAACAAAAACATTGTTGTTGTATTTGAAGTCGGCGACCAATAATAAATTTCACCGTTTTGAACGTTTGCAGTGAGAATTTCGCCAAAGTTGTTAATCGTCCAATTGGTTGTCGTGATCGTTGGAGCAGAAGGATAGTTAATTTTAATTCCCGCACCATATCCGCCTTCGCCATATCCGCCTGAGCCATAACCCAAGGCGGCAAAAGATGATGGAATGTTATAATAATAAGTAAATTGCGCACTACCCAAATTCATTAAAAACGCAGTGCTACTTGTCGCGGCAGACGAAGCTGTTATCTGATACTGAGTAGAACTTATGTATGTCGTAAAATAATTGCCAAAAATTGTTACACCCGCAGAAGTCGTTGACGTGAGAAACGTCGCCGTGAAACCGTCCTGATATGGGTGATTGGCTTGAGTTACGACAATTGTTGAAAACCCTGAATCGGGGTCGAATTCCGGAAGCGTTGAAATGCTTGTTGTTGAAGTCGCGGCAATCCCGACATCAATCTCATAAACGTTAAAATACAAACTTGCGATATAAGCTTGAATTGAATAAACTCCGCTTACGATCAAATTTGATATGCTGATTGGAGTTTTTATCCAAGAAGAAAACCCATCTCTTAATTGATTCGGCGTATAAACCGTACCCGTCCCTGTCGTTGTCGTGTTGACAAGGGTTAGGGTGCCGCTCGCAAAAGTTGTTGTTGAAATATTGAACGTTGTGGCAGTCAAAGGTTGAGCGTAATAAGTCGTGCCTGGTGTGACTCCTGTGGGGAGCGACGTGCCATAAAACACCACGCTTGTGTCGAGCGTTGGCGCAACAGCGGCTGTGACCACCGTTGGCGACCCATTGGTGAATGAAACAGACTGAACACCTAACCCAGTGTCGTAAATGGTGACAGTGGATGATCCGCTCGTAGTCGAGGCAAGCGGAACGGTCACCGTATGAACGCCGCTTCCGGCTGTGGTTGTTGCGATGCCAGTTCCGCCAACCGTAGCTGACACGCCAAAAGTGTTCGCTGTTGGTGTTGGAGAAGTTGACGCGACATAATAAACTGTATTCACAGCAAGCGGAGAAGGCAAAGTCCCTGTCGTGGAAAATACGATCGGAGTTCCTGGTGGGTAGGAACTTCCTGTCGCGGTCACCACTGCCGGAGTCGCATTTGTTATTGTTACGGTGTATGTGCTTTTCGGAGAATTAGAAGTGGTTTTCTGAGGAGTGATAACGTTTTCGTTTCTGCTCACTTCATCAATAACCGAAATACTATCCTCTGCTCCAACAGCAAGAGCTGCATCCCCGACCAAATTTTGCCAAGGGTGAATGTCCATAATAGTGCCTGTAATTGGCCCTTGAGTCGCCCAATCGACCCAACCGCCCATTTTTTGAACAAGGCCCATGCCTGATCTGTCCGGAACGAAACGAATAAGCTGAGACTCTGAAAAAGCCGCCTCGTTCAAGGCAGGTGTCTTGTAGGTATCAATACCAGGGATCAGCTTCATCGTTGCGTGAGGCATGGGAGGCTACCTCGTTGGTGAAGCGACAGGAGATGGTGAGTAGGCTGTCCAAGCCGCCGCCTCAAACTTCTTGCGGTTTTCCTCAACCAACGCGCTTGCCTTGAGGGCTTGATATTGGCTTTCATAACTTTGAGCCATTTGAGGATCGTCGGACTGTCGGCCAAAGTTGCGCTGATAAGCGGAGATGTAAATCATTGACGCCATGATAAACAAATCCGGCAGATAAACGCTGATGAACGTTGTGGTGTTTGCGGCAGATAAAGGAGTGGACCGAACTGTTCCGGTCAACAGAACTGAGTATGTTGAGTCCGAAGTTGGCCCGACAATGATGTGTTGCGATGTTTTGCCAGTTGTTGCAGAGTCCCCGCCATAAACTGCAAAGTATTTCGGCAAACCTGTCGTCGATCCGCCGCCATAAACGTTTTGAATGTATTCTTTTCCAATTGCCAACAGCGGAGTCGAGTTGCCTGACCCGTCAATAACCTCAAACGTCTGCAAAGAAACAAACGATGATGTTGGAATTGTCAGCGTGTTGTTGCCGGAAGTTAACGAATAAGACGAATTGCTGATCTGCGTCGAAAGAAAATCCAAATCGCGTTGCATCCGCAATTCAGCGTAATCAATCATCGACGGGACAATGGTGAGGTAATTTACGTCGGTCGATTGCACGACCGCCATCGTGGCGATCTGTTCAACGTAGGTTGCGTATGTTAATCCGACCATGTCACCCTACCATTGAAGTCGATGCCGATTTAACTTCTGCAACTCTCCGGCCCCACCCCTTGCCGAACGTTTCCCAAGTCGGAAGACTCTGCAAAAACTGCAATCTATTATCGTTGATTTTTTGCAATAAGGAAAGGGGATCTTGTGAATTAACTAAAGAGAGGGTCGCAGGTCCGATAACCCCATCAGCATTAGCACCACAAGCTGTCTGAAGATACTTGCTGGCACGAGCAGGACCACTATTAATAGCAAGATCAAAAACAGAAAAGTCCACCCCAAACGGGAGGTCGTCGCAGCGGCACTTGTCCCAGTAACGCGCTTTGTAGAGGGGAGCGACGTCTGCGATTTTGAGGGCTTTGATGTCATCTTTCGTTACCTCGTGGCCTACCCACTCTTCCCAAACCTTTTTCGTGCAGCCAAGGTTCGTGGCTCCACCAGGATCTTTCGGGTGATCAACGTACCCACCTTCATGTTTCAACACAAGAGCTAAACACTGTTCAAAATTGCCTTTCATAGCTCACTCCTTGGGTGTTGAATTGTAAATCATCTGGTCTTTTTTCTGCGACCCAGACGACGATCCGAAATAGAAAGCAATGATGCCGCCCCACGCCGTCTGCAACGCACCAAGAAGCAGAAGCAATGCCTCGTTGCCAGAAGTCGGCAAACCATAAACAAGCATGTAAATCAAAATGGCAAAAAACCCAAATGTCACGCTTATCGCAAGGGCGCGAGGAATCCAGTCTTTGACTTCTTTTTGCATCTCACGGGCAGACTTACGGTCGTCCACCGCAAGTGCCTCCAGATCAATGTCAAGTTTTTTCATTTGAACTTTGAAATCAGCATCAATTTTTTTGACCGTTGCAAGCTGCTCAGGCGAGGCGGTGCGGAGAGCCGTTTGCAGATCGTCCTCGGAACCCTCCTCGTTTCCGAGCAAAGCCATAGACAATGCTTTCGTTGCCATCCCAGCCAATGGGCCGCCCAAGGCCGTGGCAATGCTAGGCGCGACTGAGCCGAGTAACGGCCCGAATGTTTTAAGCAGATCCATCGTCCTTACCTCCAGTAGATTTAGAACCTAACATGATGCCCGACAGCGTGCCTGTCAGGAACGTCGCAATTGGAGCAATCAACTTGAAAAACTCTTGGTCGTTTGGTGCTTGTCCGTCAATTGGCTGAACCACAAAAATCAGGCTGTATAGCACTGCGAAAACGGTTCCGGTTAAGGTCAGGCACAAGCTGATGCCAATGATAAACTGGAGAAGCGCGTGGAGTTCGTCTTCCTTGATCCTCATCGCGCTACGGCTCCGCAAGGGTTTTGTTTCAGGGTGTCGGCGGAACAGGTTCCGGATGCGGTGCAGATGGGCGGATTGCATTCAGGTGCGTCCCAGTTCTTGGGGTCTTGGCATGGGTAACGATAGCGGTCTTCGCATCCTGTCAAAACCAAGAATATTGTTCCAGCCACCAACAGATGTTTCATTTGTGCGCCGTCAGATAAACAAAAAGTGCAAGACCGAGAGCCATAACAATAACGCCCAAGAACATCCACGCCCCCAAGATCAGTTCAGCTTGGCGTTCCTCGGCTTCCTTCTGCGCAATCGCTGCCTGACGCACGGCCTCTTTCCGCATTTCCGTCACTTCCTTTTGAATGGAAATCCACGCCTGTTGACCGTACGCCCCTACAAACAGGTTCTTGGTGTCGAGTTGCAATTGTTGCGCCTTAGCTCGCAACGCATACAGTTTGATTGCTTCAGCCTCGTATTCTGCTTGGCTTTGGAATAGCTTCTTTTTTCTGTTACCAGAGGTTAATTGCGTGATCTGCGCAATCCTCGCAAACAGACTGCCAACTTTCTCAACAACGTCGATGGCCTCGTGGCCAGCGTCCGTGGCTGATTTGATTCCATTATAGAGGGCTGTTGCGCCAGCGAGGAGCGTAAAAGGATCCATTAAATATTACCAGTATTTGTAGAAGGGAAAGCGCGACCTGGACCCCAAATAATACGAACAGCTCCTCCTCCGCCTGGACCACCATTGCCGCCGCCGCCGTTGCCGCCACCACCACCTGCGCCGTATAACCCACCAACACCAGCATTAGCAGTAGTTCCTGTCCCGCCAGTTGCACCACCCGATCCGCCGATGCCACCAGTTCGAACTGTTGAAGCAGAAGCACCACTAGCACCTTCGCCTAATATGCCAACGCCACCGCCGCCACCGCCGCCACCAACGTTATTTTGCGTACTACCTGAGCCGCCATAACCGCCGCCGCCACCGCCGCCGGAACCGCTTGTTTTTCCTGCTCCGGTGTAGTTGCCGCCGCCGCCACCGTTGCCAGAATAACCAGCCGCCCCGCCACCGCCCCCGCCGCCTCTTGCACCGTCATTGGCCCACCCGCCGCCGCCGCCTCGTCCGCCGCCGTCGCCAGTATATGTTCCCCCAGAATTTGCACGAGTGCTTGTTGGAGAACTACCATTTCCCGCACCACCCAGAACACCGTTTCGACCGCTTACTGTAGCGAGAGATATAAAATAACTATCTCCACCATTGCC